ATGACGTCTGACACGCTCAACGTGCCAAATGCATCGACCAGCACCACGACTTATTATCCTGGTGAAGCAACGGCCATCACCGCCAGTGACGTCACCTTCAGCCAAGTACAGCTGCTGGCGAAGAAACTCGCGATCTTGACCATCGTCTCCAAAGAGTTGAACGAAGACACGGTCATCGACTTTGGTGCAATGTTGGCGCAGGACTTCGCATACGGGTTAGCACAGTCTGAGGATGCAGCTGCATTCCAGGGCGACGGCACGAGCACCTATGGTTCCATCACTGGAATCATGCCAAAGATCAAGGCACTGTCTGGAACATTTACGAGCATTGCATCGATGGTCGTTGGACCAGTCGGTACAGCTGCTACGATCGGCAGTTTCACACTCGCTAACTTCCAGAGCATGGTCGCGAAGCTCCAGCCATATGCAAATCAGCCACGATGGTACATGCACAAGAACATGTTCTATACCGGCGTTGCAGATAAGCTCATCGCTTTAGGTGGCAACTCGATCATGGACATCCAAAATGCGTACGGCGCTGAGCCAACGCTTTTCGGTATCCCGATCTCGTTTGTGCAGAATATGCCGTCGGGTGTAGCTGCATCTCGTGACATGGTCGTCCTCGGAGACCTCTCCAAGGGTGTCGCCTTCGGCGATCGTCGTGGCGTATCGGTCGAGGTCAGTGATCAGGTTAAGTTCATCGAGGACGCGTTGACGTTCAAGGCAACCGAGCGCTATGCGTTCAACGCCTTCGACGTTGGCAACGTGACTGCAACCGTGGCCGATCAGGTCCCAGGTTCGCTCATCGTTCTTCAGTGTGCTGCTACATAGGCCGTAGCACCTTCGCAGTCAAGGGGAGCGGGATACCATTCCCGTTCCCTTTTTGTTTTTCATAGGAATCGCTCATGCCACTCACTCGAACTCAAGCACTGGACCGTCTCGCTTGGATGGTTGCCAGCGATCAATATCCGTTCCTGGACAGCACCGCACTACAGCAGCTCGTGGACGATCACGCTCGCTGGACTGTCTGGACCGCATCCACAGCCTTCGTCGTTGGCGACATCATCATCCCGACCGTAGCGAATGGCAGACTCTACCAGTGCGTTATCGCAGGGACATCGAGCGCCACAGAACCGCAGTTCCCACAGTGGACCAGGACACTTGGCTATTCCGTCAATGACGGAAGTGGTGACCTCTTGTGGCAGGACATTGGTCCCGCAAACATTGAGCGTTATGACATCCGCACAGCTGCGCGACAGGGATGGATACGCAAAGCGTCCAGCATCACGCACCTCATCGACGTGAAGGACGGACAGGTCGATGCAAAGATGGCCGTGCTCCGCGAGCACTGTCTCGACCAGGCTAAGCGCTTCAGCCCGATGGTGTTCGTATGATTCCAGCAGCTTATTCCACAGCGCTCAAGAACGCGATCCAGGCGTATTCCTACGCTGACCGTGTCGCGATCTGGCGGACCGTCAATCAATCTGATGGCATCGGTGGTGTGAGTCAGCACTGGATACAGGTCGCTGAGATCCGTGGCACCATCAGTAACACAGGCGATACCGAAGGCGTGGTCGGTGGCATGATCGAGCAGTCTGGTACATGGACGCTGACGTGCTCACCAGACGTCGAAGTTCGTGCCGATGACAGGATATACACATCCGGCAATCCTCAGAACCTATCGCCATACTACGAGTGCATCGGATCAGACTACGGTCACACGAACGCAGTCAGTCAAACCATCGGACTACGCGCCAGGACAAACGGCTAAGTGTATCCACTGCGTGGTGCAAGCTTCGACTCCATCGCACCATGATATGAGTGAAGTTATTGATGGGGTGAGTCTATGAGTCCAGAGATGTGGGTGCAGATCGGTATCCAAGCTTTTATCACGACGGTGAGTATCGGTGCCGCTTGGGTGGCACTACAGGTCAGGCTGACGCGCCTGGAGACTCAGGTGGCACACATCATCTCGACGCTCGATGGACAACAGCAAGAAGTTCGCCGCATCGAGCAGCGACTCGGTAAACTCGAGAACAAGGTTTCAGCCCTGGAGGCAGTCATAAACAGATGAACTCTATATCAATCAAACGTTTAGTGGTCGTTGTGATCGTGGCTTTCGTAGCTGCTTTTACCTCGGTATTTGGCGATGGGGTCCGCACATCCGAAGCGAAGGACATCGCCGAGCTGGGCGCAGTGCTTGCACTCTACGGGAGCAAGGCGGTAGCGGCGGGTGTCTCCGCTGCGGTTTCTAGTGTGCTGGCGTTCCTCACGATGCCGTTCAAGGGTGTAGGAATCAATGCGCTGAAGGTGGGCAAATGAATCTGCAAAACTACCGCTTAGAACCTAATCCCAATGTCCCCGGTGACTGGATTGCCTATGGTGACATCTACGATAACCAAGGAAACCTGCTAGGGACGTTTGGGCCTGACGGCACGAGTGTCTTTGCTTGGTGGGTAACGCAGGACGCTGAATTTCAGCAGAACTATTCCAACCAGTTTGCGGTGATTATGGCGCAAGAAATCGTAGCAGGGACTGCTGAATAATGGCTACTTATTACGTCAGGACTGACGGCAACGACTCAAATACTGGGCTAGGTTCCAGCACTGTTCTGGCGTGGCAGACCATCGGCAAGGTGTTTGCATCTGGGTCTGTTGTAACAGGTGGGGATATCGTTTACATAGCTCCCGGTACTTACACTGAAAGTATTAGCGTACTCGCAACAAGCCCAACCAGTGAAGTCCAGATTATTGGTAACCCAACAGCGTCACAGTTCGGCGGTGTAAATGCTGGAGTGGTAAAACTATCGGCTTATAACGCTGCTGGAACGTCTGCAACATTTAGTAATACTTATCTAATCAGTGGTACATCCAAAAACTATTATTCATTTTCAAATATGGTTTTTGAGGCTAACCATTCAAACGTTGTGAGTGGTGTAAGTTTCGTACCTTGCCGGTACATCAAATTTACAAACTGCATTTTTAGGACTGAAAATACACCGGGTGTTACTCAAGGGTCACAACTTGAATTGCAATCAGCTGCAGGAACACGACTTGATGCCACGATAAGAAATTGTTATTTTGGACAATCAACCACATACGCATTTTATTTATCCGGAGATTCTCAACCTTCGGACACAACAACAGTTGAGAACTGTTTTTTTGATGGCAGAGGCTCTGATTCGGCGTTGCTTTATTATGTAACTGCAAGTGTTACAAACTGTACATTTGTTGGAAGCACAGCAGGTGTAGCTCAACTTGGTGGAAGTGCAAACGCATTTCTTACAATCAAAAACTGTTTATTTAAACGATGCACCACTGGTATTCGTGGAACTTCATCTGTAAGTGGAGTACAGACATATAATCGCTTCGTTAGTTGTTCAACTACAGTCACAAATATCCCATCATCAGTTACAAGTACTAGCACCGGCGTGTTTGGTGTTGACTCTTTTGAAAGTCTTTTGTTTGGACTCAACAACCTGCAACCATTTACAAGTTATGCAGACAGCCCTAACAAGTCATTCGGCAACGCCACAGGCGCACCAGCGACCGACTTCTACGGTGTTACGTGGACAGGCACTAGCCCGGATGCAGGGTCTGGCACTTACCGGGTTATCACTAGCAATCCGACAAATATTGCATACAACGGTGGTGTAGAACGAAACGCGTCTGCTATCACCATCTCTCCTGCCAGCACATCACAAAGCATCGAGCTCTACCTCGGTGCTACAGGCTTGACGTTCAGCACGACCGGTCTAGCGGCATACTACGTTCGCAACCAAGCCGCTCCGGTGGCTATAACGCTAGTCACGCAGACAGCAACAGGCGCGTGGACATCTGGTGGATTTGCTGAGATAAGCTCCTCCCTCGTGCCGGGCGTGTATCGGCTTGATGTGCCTAACGCCGCATTTGCCGCTGGTGCATCTGATGTCACGATCGTGGTCAGAGGTGCAAGCGGCACGAATGGAGCAGTCTTGACCGTTACACTTTCAAGTGGTGGATTGACGGCAGCGCAGACGGCATCTGCTGTCTGGGATGCTCTCAGTGCCTCCTACACATCGGCTGGCAGTATGGGTGCTAGAGTCCTACAAACGACCGTTGATAACCGACCAGCTGAAGTTGGCGCAAGTAACCATATACATGCTAACGTCCACGCCATTGTTGATAACACTTCGGCTGCCACGGAGCTTAGAGGTGCTTTGCTTCACAACGGTACAGACTACATTTCCGCAGATCTTTTGACGCCAGTGTCAGCTGCGACCAGCGTACACATCGGACCTTATCAACTCCTGGCTGATGGCTTAGGTGCTGATCAGCCGCTTGATGTAAATGTGGGAACCGCTACGAGCATCGATGTCCAGGTTACTGATGCGAATG